ACATGGCAAGTACTGGTGGAGTTAAATTAGGTTCAACCTATGACGAGGCTAGAACGCGCAAGATAAACGCTGAGGCCGAGATCTCAGAGCTTGAGCTAGAAAAGATTAAAGGCGCTTTGGTCCTTGCTGAAGACGTTGCCAAAGCCTGGATGGACGTTCTTGGTGCGCTCAAAGGCAAACTGTTATCAATACCAACCAAAGCGGCTCCAATCGTTGCGGCAGAGTCTGATGCTGCGATGTGCCAATCTATCCTCGAAGACACCATTAATGAAGCACTTCAAGAGTTAAGCAACTATGACCCTAAAATCAACGCTGGAAAATCGAAACCTTCTGAAACAGCATCTGAAGACGGCAATGATGACTCTTCAGCCACCACCAAAGTTAAGCGTGGCAGAGTGGGCAGACCAACGAAGACGGCTAGACTCGCAGACTAGCTCAGAGCCTGGAAGGTGGTATACATCTCGCAGTGAGTATCAGAGAGGCATGATGGATGCCTGCTCAGATCCGAGAAACAAAGAGGTTGTAATCATGGCGGGTGCCCAGCTAGGCAAATCAGAAGTTTTGCTTAACATAATAGGCTACCATATCGATAATGACCCTGCGCCCATTTTGATGCTCCAGCCTACAGAATCAATGGCCCAAGCCTTCTCGAAAGATCGAATTGCTAATGGCTTACTGCGAGCAACGCCATGCCTGTCTGGTAAAGTTAAAGACCCAAGGGCAAGAGACTCGAACAACACTACGCTGCACAAGATCTTTCCAGGCGGCTCATTGAGCTTGGTTGGTGCCAATAGTCCAGCAGGGCTTGCCAGTCGCCCTATTCGAGTCTTGTTGGTGGACGAATTAGATAGAGCGCCAGCATCTGCCGGTTCCGAGGGTGATCCACTAAACCTAGCGAAAAAGCGTACATCTACGTTTTGGAACAGGAAAATCGTTATTGTCAGCACTCCAACAAATAAAGGTGCCAGCAGGATAGAAGAAGCCTATTTGAACTCAGATCAGCGCAAATACTACATTCCATGCCAGCATTGCAAAGAATTTCAGGTTTTGAAGTGGTCAAATGTGAAGTGGCAGGACAATGACCCAAAGACTGCAAAATACATGTGTGATTCATGCGGCTCGCTGTGGGATGAAAGTGACCGCCGTTGGTCTGTTAGGAATGGTGAATGGCGAGCCAATAAAGAGTTCAAGGGAATTGCTGGGTTTCACATCAGTGGAATGTACAGTCCATGGACGCCTCTCGCGGATGGTGTTACAGAATTCTTGACTGTTAAGAAGAATCCCGAGCAGCTTCGAGTCTGGGTTAATACATATTTAGGCGAATCATATGAAGAAAAAGGTGAAGCAATCGATCATGGCGCATTAAATGACCGAAGAGAAGATTTCGACGGAATAATACCAGAAGAAGTTATATTTCTGACATGTGGTGTCGATGTCCAAGATAATCGATTAGAGCTGTCTGTGATTGGATGGGGCAGGGATTACGAGGCATATGTTATTGAGCATATAACACTGTATGGCGACCCATCTACGCCACAATTGTGGACAACATTAGATTCTCACCTGTTTAAGATGTATGAAGCTGTAAATAATAAGCAAATGCCGATTAGAGCTACATGTATAGACTCAGGTGGACACTTCACAAATACTGTATATTCCTACTGCAAAAAGCATACAGGCAGGAGAGTATTTGCAATTAAGGGTGTTGGTGGTGAAGGTAAAGGTATTGTTGGACGGCCAACCAAAAACAATATAGGTAAATGCCCATTATTTCCTGTAGGCGTCGATACTGCCAAAGACTTGATATTTGCTCGATTGAGAATTACAGAAGAGGGTCCAGGATATGTGCATTTTAGCGATAAACTGGATGATGAGTATTTTTTACAGTTAACGGCTGAAAAAGTTGTTACTAAATATCATCGCGGATTCAAAAAAAGAATGTATATCAAGTCAAGACCGAGGAACGAAGCTCTTGACTGTATGGTATATTCTATAGCGGCTTATGCTATAATAAATATAGATGTCAATAGTTTGGCTGATAGGCGCGATAATGATGTTGCTGATGAGCCTGAAATTCAGCAAGAACAGCGCACAAAGCCTGTTGCAATGCCTTTTGTGCCGAGAACTGGTTCAGGCTTTGTAAATTCGTGGCGATAGGATAAATTAATGGCTAACGCTTTTGATCCAACAGAAGCCCCCGAGGGCGAGCCTTCAAGCATTGTTGTGGGCGACTTTCTGCAATGGAAAAGATCAGACATATCTAAAGATTACCCTACCTCAAGTGGATATACAACAGAATATGTTGCAAGAATAACTGCTGGCGGGTCATCTGAAATCAAAATACCCCAATCTGTTTCATCAACAGATGATTATTACTTATTTAGTGTATCAAGCGACATAAGCGCAGCTTTCTTGCCAGGGTCTTATCACTGGCAGCTAGAGCTTACGCAAACATCGTCAAGCAATAGAATTGTCGTTGATTCTGGCGACTTTTTTATTGTTGCAGACATGGACAATAACCAAGCTGATGCAAGAATCCATGCTGAGATAATGGTAGCAAAGATTGAAACCATTTTGCAGGGCAAAGCTGACTCAGATGTCGCCAATTACTCGATAGCTGGTCGATCATTGACCAAAATGTCATTCAAGGACTTGATGGATGCTCGCGAATACTACAAGCGCGAGGTTACCAAGTTGAAAAATGATGAACTATTAAAGCGCGGCAAGTCTGGCGGTTCGACGATACGAGTAAGATTCTGATGGGAATATTTGACTATTTCAAGAAACCAGAACCTGTAGCGCCAAAAGTGTTCAAGCGAACATATGCTGCCGCCAATCAAAGTCTGTTATTTAATGACTTTAAAGCGTCAGAACGATCAGCAGACAGTGAATTACAGCCAGTATTAAAGACTATACGCGCTAGAGCTAGAGATTTAGCCAGAAACAACGAATACGCCAAAAGATATCTCAATCTGCTCAAAACTAACGTAATAGGTGAGCGCGGATTTGGCCTTCAGGTCAAGTCGCTCGATTCAACCGGAAAACTTGATCAAGTCGGAAACCAAAGCATTGAAGACGCATTCAGGGCGTGGGGAAAGCTGTCATATCCAACGGCAGACGGTAAAATGTCATGGATTGACGCGCAGAAGCTATGTATAGAGACATTAGCGCGTGATGGCGAAGTGTTTATCATCAAGCATCGAAGTGCAAAATTCAAGAACTCATTTGCAATAGAGTTCATCGAGGCAGATCAGGTTGATGAAAGCCTGAGCCAGAAGGCGGCAAATGGTAATGATATAAGAATGGGCATTGAGCTGGATAATTTTAGGCGTCCAGTTGCCTACCATGTGCTTGGATATCACCCAGGCGATTACGATTATACGACAAAAAGCATTACACCAAAGCATATCCGCATACCTGCCGAGAGAGTGATCCATGTGTTCATTCCGCTGCGAGCAGGGCAGACTCGCGGAGAATCTTGGATGTCCCCCGCGATGGCAGGAATGAAGCAATTGGGTGGATACCGAGAAGCTGCAATAGTTGCGGCGCGAGTTGGTGCCAGCAAGACTGGGTTTTTTACATCTCCTGCTGGTGACGGATTTGCTGCTGATGATTTAGACGGCAATATACCAATAATGGACGCTCAACCAGGCAGCTTTCATCAGTTGCCTGCTGGAGTTAGCTTTCAGTCATTTGACCCAGCCTATCCAAGCAATGAATTTGAGTCGTTTCACAAGTCTGTTTTGCGAGGCATAGCATCAGGATTGGGCATTAGTTATACCAGCCTATCAAATGACCTTGAGGCAACGAGTTATAGCTCTATCCGTCAAGGAGCCTTGGAAGAACGCGATCATTATAAGAATTTGCAAGCGTTTATGGTTGAGCATTTTATCAGGCCGGTTTACGAAGAGTGGTTGGCTTCTGCCATGGAGATAGGATCAATTAATTTGCCTCTGAGGGTTTATGAGAAGTTTGCTTTAGCGTCTGAGTTTAGAGGCAAGGCATGGTCATGGGTTGATCCGCAAAAAGAAATGACAGCAGCAGTAATGGGTATGAAGAATGGTATTTTATCAATTCAAGATGTTGCATCACAATATGGTAAAGATGTTGAAGAGTTGTTCTCGCAAATACAAAGAGATAAAGCGTTGGCTGAACAATTTGGTATTAAGTATGCTCTTGAGCCTTTCGCAGCACAAATGGTTGCAATTCCTCCTGATGTAATTGGAGATAGCTCTGTTGATTAAAGACGCTCTAATTAGCATTCTTAAATCGTTTTGGTACGCTGTCGCGACATTAGCGATAGGTGTTGGTTTTTGTATTATAATTACAATAGGCATTATTCATGGAATCGTTTACAGAGATTGATATACCGGAATCTCGACCTTATCCAAATGAACATGCGGCAAGGATAACTGATCCAAAGCTGTATGATGAGTTCAAGAGAACAAACGATAAGTTTGGGCCAGGAATTGATGCAATTTGGGGGCTTAAAGAAGGTGAAATAAGCCTCCAGGGTATTAGGTTTGACAAAAACAAATATACAGTTGATGAAGCAAAGAAATGGCTTAAAGATAATGATTACACACCAATTAAATTTGAGCCAGCTACAGAAGGAAGGACTATGGACCAAGTAATAGAAACACCAGAAGTCATTGACGAAATTGTCGAAGAAGTTATTGAGGATATTGTGGAACAGCGGAAAGAATTGGAAGTTCTACATCGAGCAATGGCTGTTGAGATGTCGCCAATTAATGAAGAAAAACGAACTGTACAAATTGCCATTTCATCTGAAGAGCCTGTAGAACGATCTTTTGGGATGGAAGTGCTAGAACATTCTGCCGAAGCAATGGACCTATCATTCCTTGCATCTGGCAGAGCGCCTTT